TGGATTATGATCAAGATTTTTGGTGGAAATTTACCTTAGCTGAAAAGCTAAGCCCAGTACAAAAGATTTTAGGGTATGAACGCGAAAATTTAATTAAAAACCTTAAATATCATACCGCATTCTTTATGGCAAAATACCTAAAGAATGATCTTCCTGCAAAATGTTTAGATGTAACTAATGATTATCTCTTCACAGGCCGAGTAAGAAAATACCTTCAAAGAAGAATTAATTCTTCTGATAAAAGAGTCTTCAAACTTTGTGTCAGTTTTCTCCAAGGAGTTAAACGTTCGTGTGAAAGAGCACCTGATAGTTACGTCTTGAAAAGTCTAGTGTCTCATCGACAAGCCATGTCGAAAACCGCAGATGAATTGGATCCAGTCTTAAGAGCAAATATTGCAATTAAGGCAGATTTTATTCTCCGTGGTCTTTCGGTCAAGGATGTTAAAAACGTAGAGGCATCTAGATCTGCTGCCTGGAACTGTCAAAGGTCCTCAGGTGGTGGCCGTTATAAGATTTTAAAGGATCAGAATGGTCTGTACAATGATGAACTTCTTGAAATGAGATTGGTTAAAGGTAGAGTTGTAGAACTCCGTGGCCTTACTTTAGTTAGTAAGGTTCTTTTCAAAATCAATGAGAGAAGTGATGCAGAAGTACATCCCATTCTTGAGCCGTTAAAGGTCCGTCTTATTACGAAGGGTCCAGCAGATCGATATTATTATACAATGAAATTACAAAAAGCTCTTTTTAAGAAGCTTCGGGACTTTGATCAATTTAGATTGATTGGAGAACCCTTAAGAGAAGAACATTTGTATAATATGATCGACGTTGATCAAAAACATTTTAGTGGATGTTTCGATAGTTTTGTAAGTGGTGACTATAGTGCTGCTACTGACAACCTTAACATGAACGTTACCAAAACGATTTTTGAAGTCGTTTTAGGCCATTGTGATGAAACAGAAAAGGATTTATTCCGTTCCGTCATTTATGGACATCAAATTCATTATCCAAAGAAATTCCTTAAACAAGGAGCCGATCTGAGCTCAGTTGTCCAAACTAATGGCCAACTTATGGGAAGCGTTTTAAGTTTTCCCATCTTGTGTATTGCAAACTTTATTGCTTTATGGATCTCTTTAGAGAAGTATTTTGATAGAAGTGTTAAGATGTCACAGATTGGTGCTTTGATTAATGGTGATGATATCGGATTCCGAACGAATGCCGATCACTATAAGATGTGGGTGGAAACTGTCAAGTCCTTTGGATTTGACTTGAGTATTGG